AAGCACACTTTTAACGCCGAATCCCGTTACAGTTTTCCCCATATACCGTCAACTGATGAAGCAGCTGGCAGTGAACTGGTTGAGCAAGGAAACACGCATGGAAAACGTTTTCCAAAGTCTAAAACGATAGAGCAAGGAAACACGCACGGAAAACGTTTTCCGTAGTTAGTGTATGTTAAGCGAACAGAGTGCAAATAGTAAGAGGATAAAAAGAATCAAGAATTTAACGTGAAGATGTTAAAATCGTGGCTTGTTAATAGGTGTAAGTGGTGCTATACTTATATCATAAGGAACAAGTAAACAACGCAACGCTACAAAGTAAAGGAGAACAAAACATGACACGAGTAGAAATGAGTATTGAAGAAATAAAGGAATTAATTAAGACCACTTTGCAAGAAACCGGATACATGTATACACTAGGTATGTTAAGAGGGATGTATGTTGCTGGGGCATTTAGTGTGGAAGAATGGTATTGCCATGATGAGTATTTATATAATCTGAATAAGGAGATTTTAGGGTGATGCTAATGTGTGAAGTATTACAAAATGAAACTAGTCGAATTATTACAGCAGCATGCAAAGTTTTTGGAAATGTTCAGAACTGGAAATTGCAGTGAAGCTTATTTAAGAGAACAACAGATTTTGATCACGAAAAAAGTTCATTTAAATATTTAAAATTAAACGTTGTTAAGATTAATGTAGAAATGGGATTTGGAGGTAATAAAACATGAAAAAATATCTTATAAACAATACTATGATTAATACTTTATCTATTGATGAAATACTTTGTATTTTTGATGATGCTAACGGTTATGGCTTTGAAGTCATAGTAGAAGATGGCAAATTTTATTATCTGAAATAATGTTCACAATTTGTTCACAATTTGTTCATTTTAATTTCATATACTACCACTATAATATCATTATAGAGTTAAATAATAGAAATGGGGTGATTACATTGTTAAATACTCTATATGAACAATTTATGAGCACCACCGGAATACATCAGTTATCTGAAACAAAATTATATTCTGACGAGTTAGATGTTACAATGGAGGTAATTTGCGAAAATTTGCCCGTAATCAACTCCAAACGGATTATTTCTATCACTTTTACAGACGGTTATGACACCTAAATGGTGAATAACATATTACAAAAAAAAAAAACCAAAAAACAAGCCACAATAAAGGAGGGAAAAATTATGGCAAAAAAAAAGTAACACGTACTATTATCAGTACCAAAGTAACCGCATTATGTATCGACTTAAATAAGGTAGAGCCGTACAACGACACAATCATTATCCCGGGTTCGTTTTCTGTTTCTGACAAGAAGTTAGAAACAAAAGCGCACGAATTTTATGACAACGATTCGAGAAAAATTGTACAGATTCAGAGCGCAGAACAGGAAGAAAAAATTTTTGGCATGACCGAAGAATTATTCATGAAGTACGCACAGGAACTTGATGAAAAACGTCATTTCATTGACACCGCAGAACAGGAACCCATAGAAGAATAACAAGAAGAGAGGTAAATAAAAATGAGAAACGACTATATTGTAAAAATTACAGATGCATCCAGAGAACTTACAGCCCGCGAAAAACTGAAATTTGCTGATACTCAGGCTTGTATTTCACTTGATTCTCTGATTGATGAAAATGGAGGTAAATTTGTATTTAAGCCCGCTGACTATGTATGTCTTGACATTCACAATGATTATTCTGAAAATGTTGATTATACAAAGTTTATTGTGATTTCATCAGACGGTAACATGTATGTGACAGGATCACAGTCTTTTAAGGATTCTTTCATTCAGATAATGGAAGTAATGGAAGACGCTGGCGAAACAGATTTTGAGATTGAATGTTACAAGGTAAAGTCTAAAAATTACAACGGCTCGTTTATTAAGTGTTCCATTGTTTAATACAGCATTAAAAAAACAGTGGGAGATATACGTCTCCTACTGTTTTTTGTATAAGGAGATATAGTTATGACAATTAAACAAGAATATATGAAAGAACGTCGACGGATTCAACAAGCAATTTCACAACAACAAAAAAGTGGATATATAGTACCAGAAAATTTATTACCAACTATTCCAAAACGTATTACAAAAGCATCAATAAATCGTTTAAAAAAGATTACACCTAAAACGATAAGAAGTAAATCAGAATTAATTGATTTTACAACAGGTGAAATTATAACAAAAGAATCATCTAATTATAAAAAAAGTGTAATAAAAACAAACAGGGAACTTGTTAAACTAGCAAGACAAAAGCAAAAAAAAGAAATGAACGTCTTTAACGAAACAGAGGTCGGCTTACCAATAGCAACATTTGACGTAATAGAACACATAAGAAATCAAATAATAAATCTAACTAGAAAAGACGGGTCAAGACCAGTTGAAATAGAGGGAAGAAAACAAGGGCTTTTAAAAATATTTGACGACAATGTTAGTTATTACGACTATAACGATAACTTAGACTTGTATTATAGCTATTTATTGGAAAAGGAAAACGATATATCCGAGCAACTGGATGAAATCTTTGAAGATAGTGGTGACGAAAAAAGAATACAAAATCATTTTATAGAGCTTGCAAATCTTTTAAACATGGGACGTGCATTATCACAAACAGAAGCAGAAAGTATATCTGGAGAGCAAGAATTCTATGAACCTTAAGGGAGTGATTTTGTGAGAAATATCACCTTTAAATTTTTTTCATGTGACTTTGAAACTACCGTTTATAAAGGGCAAGTAAATACGGAAGTTTGGGCTTCCGCTTGTGTTGAACTGTTTACAGAAGATGTAGTTATATTTCACAGCATAGCAGATACATTTAATTATTTTAAAGACTTAAATTGTAACATATGTGCTTATTATCATAATCTAAAATTTGACGGTAATTTTTGGATGTCTTTTTTACTAAAAGATTTGCACTTAGAGCAAGCGGTAGAATACTTAAACAGTGAAAAAACATCAATGGTTTTTGATGCCATAAAAGACATGAAAAATAATACATTTAAGTACGTAATATCTGATATGGGGCAATGGTATTCTATAACTATAAAAGTAAATAATCATATAATAGAAATACGTGACTCGCTAAAATTGTTGCCGTTTAGTGTAAAAGAAATTGGAAACTCTATGGGCACAAAACACAAAAAACTAGATATGGAATATAAGGGGTTCCGTTATGCGGGGTGTGAAATTACAGACAAGGAAAAAGAGTACATAAAGAATGATGTTTTAGTTGTAAAAGAAGCACTAGAAATAATGTTTAAAGAGGGCCATAAACAATTAACTATAGGTTCGTGTTGTTTGTCAGAGTTTAAGAAAACAATATTAAGCGAAGATTTAAAAAATTGGTTTCCAGACTTAACAGCGATAGAACTGAATAAGGGTGTACACACATATGACACAGTCGATAAATGGATAAGAAAAAGTTATCGGGGTGGTTGGTGCTACCTTGTAAAAGGAAAAGAAAATAAGGTTTTTTCTAACGGATTGACAGCGGACGTAAACTCCCTTTACCCGTCTGAAATGCACTCAAGCAGTGGCAATCGGTATCCAATAGGTGTACCTAAATTTTGGGTAGGAAACTATATACCGGAAGATGCACTAAAACCCAATAAATATTACTTTATTAGAATAAAAACACGTTTTTACTTAAAAAAAGGATACCTACCATTTATACAAATAAAAGGGAAATATATATATAAAGGTACAGAGTCACTTACAACATCTGATTACTACGACAATAAGTTAGGAATGTACTGTCAATATTATAAAGATAAGTTTGGAAATACTATAGATACAAAACAAGAACTTGTTTTGACTATGACCGATTACGAATTAATAAAAGAACACTATGAGTTGGTAGATTTTGAAATTATAGACGGCTGTTATTTTTATGCGCAAGTTGGAATATTTGACGAATACTTAGACAAATATAAGAAAATTAAAATGGAAAGTAAAGGAGCAAAAAGAACACTTGCAAAACTGTTTCTAAACAATTTATATGGGAAAATGGCATCGTCTGATGATTCTTCTTTTAAATATGCATATTTGAAAGACGATAATGTAGTAGGGTTTTATAATGTAGAAGCACACGACAAAAAAGCCGGATACATTGCGATAGGCTCTGCAATAACCAGTTACGCACGTAACTTTACAATAAGACATGCACAAATGAATTATCATGGCGAAAATGAACGTGGCTTTATTTATGCGGACACTGATTCCATTCATTGCGACTTATTACCTAATGAAGTTGTTGGCTTAAAAATACACAAGTCTGATTTTAATTGTTGGAAATTAGAAAGCTACTGGGATAGTGCTATATTTGCAAGACAAAAAACATACATAGAACACGTAACGCATGAAGACGGTGAAGTGGTAGACCCATATTATAATATTAAATGCGCAGGAATGCCCCAAAAATGCAAAAACCTTTTAAAGGAGAGTTTAACGGGAACTCAGAAAAATAAAAAAGAATATACGAAAGAAGAACAAAAATTTTTATATGATGGAGACGAAAAAATAATAAGAACTTTAGAAGATTTTAAAGAGGGTCTTATAGTACCAGGGAAATTATTATCAAAAAGAATACCAGGTGGTGTACTATTAACAGAAACAAACTATGAAATGAGATAACAAAAAGAGACTGATATAAAATCAGTCTCTTTAATATATCTATAACACTGGTATAATGAAAGCGATTCGCACCATCGACAAGTTATATGTGGCGGTTTCTTTCACCCGTGCTGACCACACTACTCAGACATTAAAACCAGTGCAGATACCAATATGTTTCACGTGAAACATTAATAAGATAAAACAGTAAGAATGGCGTCTTTACATTCCAAATCTTTAAATCGAAAACATCCTTTTTCGAAGAAATAACGAAGCGAAGATATAAAAACATCATTCCTTTTTAGCATTACGTAGTTTATATCATGGTCATTAACTGTAACAACTAGGCGAAAAGGAAAAGTACTATCAACTCTATCGTCTGCATAAATAATTCCCTGTTCTGCATATTCTCGTACAGCATATTCTTTTCCCCTGTATTTCAAGGTGCAAAGATAACGACTTTTTCCGTTTGGTTTGTCAAGAAATGATTTACTATCATTTAAGTAAACGCCTTCATTCGAATATGACTGATAAGCGTCAGAAGAAAAAGCACGATTAAAACCGCTGTCGGTTTGTGCGTCGTGTGCATCTTTGTTAAAACCTTGTTCACATACAAAACCATCACCACGCAAAAACACTGTATCTTCTCTCAATCTGGATGAGATACCAAAAGCCACGTAGTAAGGGTTTAGAATAGTGACGGGATTACTCAGCATATATACAGGTACACGTCTAACCATTTTTCCTTGACCTCTTGCTATTGATTTATGTATACTCTGAAATTTTCTTAATTCTTCCGAACAATAGTGATTTGTTTCTGACTGAAATTCGTCAAAAATCATGCGTGAAACGTCACTAAACAGGTGAGAATATTTTTTAAGAGTATCGGCACTATTTAATGAAATAGCATATCCACAAGGAATATCATCAATGAACAATTCTTGATATATTCCTTTTGCTCTCTTTTTTGCTGTCATATTGTGTGAAGAAAAGAATAAACTTTGAATGTCTTTAAAAAATTTATCAACAATGTCGTCTAGTTCGTAATTGTATCTATAAATAAGTGCAAATTTTTCATTGTTTTTTAAAAAACGATTTACGCAAAGTCTATTAAAATATGTCGTTTTTCCGGCTGAACGATTAGAAGTGCATATATAAATTTCTGGAAGGTTGCCGTTAATATCCTTTAAACTCAAAAGTTTAGTGCCGTCATAATATGACATTGTTGTCACCTCCTTTAATTCTTTATTTAATTATAACATAGACATTGACAATTTGCAAGTAGTTATGATATAATATTATAAAGGAGGTGAAAAATATATGGATGCACTCGCGGGTATTACAACAGCAATTAGTACAGTCGGATTTCCGATTGCAATATGTCTTATCTTGCTTTGGTACATTTACAAGTTATCAGAAATGCACAAGGAAGAAACCAAAGAATTTACCGAAGCACTGAACAAAAACACAATTGCATTACAAAAACTTACTGACATGATTGGAGATGACAAGAGTATTGAAGAGTAGTTACAACGCATATTATTTGATAAAGAAATATGAGGGGTTAAGACTTACAGCTTATAAAGCTGTATCTACAGAAAAATATTATACTATTGGATATGGTCATTATGGTAAAGATGTATCAAAAGGTAGGCAGATCACTAAAGAGACAGCTGAAAACCTATTACGGAATGACATTAAAAAAGCCGAAAATGCCGTAAATATTTATAATCCATTGTATAGCTTTAATCAATGTCAATATGATGCTCTTGTGTCTTTTGCTTTTAACGTTGGTAATATCAAACAACTAACAAATAACGGTAGGCGAACTTTAGCACAAATAGCTGATGCGATACCTTTATATTGTAAATCTGGGGGTGTGAAACTGAATGGATTAGTTAAGCGAAGAAGCGATGAATTAGCACTGTTTTTGACAGAGACAAATGAATTAGAAACGGTAGCTAGGCAAGTCTTAACAGGTAAGTGGGGCAATGGACAAGCAAGACAAGAAGCATTAACACTTGCCGGATATGATTATAAAGAAATACAGTCTATTGTTAACAAATTATTAAGGGAGGTGTAAAACATGGTATTAACCAGAGACGAATTTTTTGAAGCTATCAATAAACGGGTTGGTAGAAATACTGATGACGAATCACTGAAATTTATTGAGGACATGACTGATACGTATAACAGTCTGGATGTTGACAGAAGTATTGAGGAGTGGGAGAAAAAATACAACGACCTTGACGCTGAGTGGCGTGAACGTTATCGTAGGAGATTTTTTGAAGGAAAAGAGGATATTGTAGATGAAAACCGTGAAGATGTGAAAGACGAAAGTGAACCGTCTACATTTGACGAATTATTTGAGGAAAGAGAGGAATAAAATATGGCAACAAGACCGAAAGTAAAAACATTAACAAACACATCCGTTGATGTATTAAATGTTATTCGCAACAATGCATCGCAGAATTACAAAGATTATGTCCCCAAGGCTACAGCGGATGCTGAAAGCATCAGGGCAATCGGTAGTATTATTATGGACTACCCGGCATTACAGAATGAATTTCTCAGCGCTTTGGTAAACAGAATTGGTAGAGTGCTTATTACAAGTAAAATGTATTCTAACCCCTGGGAAAGATTCAAAAAAGGCTTTCTTGAGTATGGAGAAACCGTTGAAGAAATTTTCGTAAACATTGCCAAACCTTTTCAGTACGATCCGGGTGTAGCAGAAAGCGAAGTATTTAAGCGTGAAATCCCTGACGTTAGAGCAACTTTTCACATCATGAATTATCAGAAATTTTATAAGAGCACTGTTAGCAATGATCAGTTAAGACAGGCTTTTTTGAGCGTTGATGGTATCACCGATTTGATCGCTAAAATCGTAGATGCAATGTATACTGGTGCTAACTACGACGAATTTCTTACCATGAAATACCTGTTAGCAAGACACATTCTTGGAGGAAGAATGAATGTTGTAACAATTCCAGCTTTGCAGGCTTCGAATGCAAAACAGATTGTGACGGCAATTAAGGGTATTAGCAACACGTTTACATTTTTAAAAACAAAGTATAACGTTGCAGGCGTTGCAACAAAGTCCGATAAAAGTGAACAGTATTTGATTGTTAACGCTGATTTTGATGCTACCATGGACGTTGAAGTGTTGGCAACTGCCTTTAACATGGAAAAGGCAGAGTTCATGGGCCATAAGGTGCTTGTCGATTCTTTTGGTGACCTTGACATTGACAGATTAAACGAGTTGTTTAAGAATGACCCCAACTATGTGGAAATCAATAAGGATGATTTATCTAAACTTGATGACATTCCCGCTATTTTGGTTGATGAAAATTGGTTTATGATTTTTGACAACTTCCAGAGTTTTACCGAAAATTACAATGGTCAGGGCTTATATTGGAATTATTTTTATCATGTTTGGAAAACATTTTCCGTTTCTCCTTTTGCCAATAATGCCCTTTTTGTTGCCGGTACTCCTACTGTAACATCTGTAAAAGTTTCGCCTAAAACAGCAAATGCAAGTGCAGGAGGTGCTGTTCAGTTAAGCGCAGTAGTGCAGACAACCGATTTTGCTCCTATGGGTGTAACGTGGGCTGTAACGCCTGGAACTGATGTAACCGTGTCTGATAGTGGGTTGGTAAAACTTGGAACTAATGCGACTGGTGAAGTTGTAGTAACAGCTACATCCGTATATGACCATACAAAGACCGATAGTTGCACTATCACAGTAGCATAATAGCAAACGTGTTTCACGTGAAACAAATTTTCAAAAAAATGTTTCACGTGAAACATTATAAGGAGTTAAAGATATGTATATTGCGCCACAATCAATATTTAAGGTGATAACAAATGTACCATTTGCTAACGACCACAAGCACACAATTCTTTTTACTAGTGCAACGCAACAGCAAGCATATTTTAATGCAAAAACAACATACACTTTTTCTAACTTTAGTTACGTTCGTAAGGAAAATGTTGTCCGTGTTCCTGTAGTTGCGGACAATTTGTATAATGCAAATTATTGCGCTTTTAAAAATGTTGGCTTTGGTGACAAATGGTTTTACGGATTTATCACAAATGTTGAGTACATCAACAATGAAGTGTCAGCTGTTTCTATTGATGTTGACTGGATGCAGACGTTTTTATTTGATTTTGCTTTAGGTAATTGCTATACTGTACGGGAACACGTTGCAGATGATAGAATCGGAGCGCATACAATACCAGAGGATATTACTTTCGGTGAAAACGTGGTAATGAAAACCATGACGCACTATTTTACTGATTGGAAATGTGTCATAGTAGCAATACCTAATACAAGTTCTGAAACCCCTGGCACAGTAGATGGAAAAGTTATTCGAAAATTGTATACAGGAGGTACAATGTATTTATCTGACCTTGACGCCGACAACATCAATCAGATTATAACCAACTTGATTACTAACGGATTAATTGTCTCAAACGTGTATACAATTCCAAATGAATTTTTGAATTATTTTTCAAATCCAATCACAGAAGAGGAAACAGGGACAAGACCTAACAGTTTAGGAGTTGGAAACAAATCAGATGCTTATACGCCTGTTAACAACAAACTGTTAACATATCCATATACGTTTTTACGCGTAGAAAACAACCAAGGTGGCGTATCAGAGTTTAGATGGGAAGATACAAACGATGGTACAGGTGTAAATTTTTTACTGCTTGATAATTATGTAAACGCTTGTGAATGTTGTTTACAACCGCAAAATTATCAAAAAGCCGGAAATAGAAGTGGTTCACTATATATCGGTAACTTTCCGCAATGTTCGTGGTCAGAGGATGCAGTAGCTAGTAATATGAGTAGCAAAAATATATCCGCTACGATTGCAAGCGTATTAAGTTTAAATCCGCAACCTATTACAGATAGGGTAAATGAGATTGCTACATCATTTGTACAGCCAGAAACTCCAAAAGGAAATTATGCGAGTCCTTATATTGATGTACAAAACAATCAAATGGGTTATTCGTTTTATACAATGGGTATACGTGCAGAAATGGCAAGGGTTGTTGACGATTATTTTACACGTTTTGGATATAAAGTATTGAGGTATAAAATTCCAGAAACTAAGAGCAGAACGTCTTTTAATTATGTGCAAACCGAAAACGCATATATTACTGGGTCAATACCTAACGAAGCACTTGTACAAATTGCGAATGCATTTAATTCTGGGATTACGTTGTGGCATACAACGGATGTCGGAAATTATATGCTTGATAATTCTATTGTGTCAGATAGGGGGTGATAAGAATGGGAAAGAAAAAAACGCAATTTGATGAATCATTAACAATAAATACGTATACGTGGAATATGTATTATGACAGACTAAAAGAAATGGCAATATCTATGTATGAGTGGATTAATTTACCTAATAGTGTTGATGAGCGTTTTCTAGAATTGACATTATTTTCAGACGGTATGTGCGTTTTCTTTGAAGATTCAATTCTGGGCCATTTGTGCTTACAAACAATGATAGGTGGTAAACTTAATGTGTATCGTATCCCAATACAGCGTACTGCTTACTCAGCAAACGGGTATAACAAAAAACTCACAGAAAAAAACAGTGTAATTATATTTAACAATATGTTACACACACCTTGTGTGATGGACGTGGAATTATTTGCAAAACGACTATACAACCTTGACCGTGTTATTGATGTTAATGCAAACGCACAAAAAACGCCTGTTTTGATTAAATCGTCTGAAAAGAAACGGCTAACAATGAAAAATTTATATATGCAATATGACGGAAATCAGCCCTTTATTTTTGGTGACGATGATTTGAATACACAAAATTTTCAAGTACTGAAAACAGATGCTCCTTATGTGTGTGACAAGATTTATAATCTTAAGACACAATATTGGAATGAAGCTCTCACTTATTTAGGCATCCCAAACATGACAATAAATAAAAAGGAGCGTGTAATCACGGATGAAGTGTTAAGAAGTCAGGGAGGAACTATTGCAAGCGGCAACAGCAGATTATACATGCGCAAACAAGCGTGTAAACAAATCAACGAAATGTTCGGACTTGATATTGATGTACGATTAAGAGATACTTTTACCGATATTGGGGGTGATGAAGACGAGTAAATATACAACAGAAGTACGCTTTATTTGTGAGCAATATGCCGGGGTTAATGAAAGTCAAGGGTATTCAAATGTTGACGACATTGTACAAAAGGCGTTACCAAAAATATTTGACTTTAATTTCCCAATTTTTGACGAAAATTATAGAAATGTTTTGTGTAAAAAAATTATAAAACATTTTTATACTAGGGAAATAGGGTGTGAAACTGTAGCACTTTGGAAATTGTGGCTTAACGTGAAAATGAACGAGATTATGCCATATTACAATCAGTTGTACAAATCAGAATTAATTGAATTTAACCCCTTGTATAATGTTGATGTTACAACTACTCATTCCGGCGAAGGGTCAAACAATAAAGGTCGTGACTTTACAAGTGATAACACTTATTTGGGTAAGAGTACAAATACAACAAATTCAACGCTTAATTCTGAGAACTGGAATAAAACGCTTGATACCCCGCAAGGTAGCGTACAAAATATCGCAAACGATAGTTATTTAACAAATGCAACGCATGATACAGGCAATTCAAGCGGTAGTACAACAAATAACGGAACAAGCGAAACAACAGAAAAGAAAACAGACAACGAAACAGAAAGAATAAATACAACGGATGAATACATTGACATTGTAAGAGGAAAAAACAGCAGCGAAAGCTATAGCAAGGTTTTGTCTGATTTTCGTGAAACATTTTTGAATATTGACATGCTTGTTATTAATGAATGTAACGATTTATTTTTTGGTCTGTGGTAGATAGTAGAAAGGAAAATAATATGAAAAAAATAACTGATTTTAAGTTTTGGTGTCAGAAAGTTCTACCAGTGGTATATGATGATAGTTTGAGTTACTATGAAGTTTTATGTAAATTTTCGGAAAAATTAAATGAAGTTATTAATAACTTAAATTTAATTCCTGATTATATAAGATCATTAGTTACAGACGAATCATTGAAAGATATTCTTAGTGAATTATTAGACGAATTAAGAGAACAAATAGCAAGTGCAAATGAGGGAACGTCTGAAACAGCAACGAATGATAGAAATGCTGGCGATCTTGTGTGGCTTGATGGTATTTTAGTTAAAATCATAAAAAATATGACCGCCGGTGATAAATACGTTAACGGGAGTAATTATGAACCGGTAACTATAGAAAAATTACTAAATGAAATTCAAACCAACTTTGACACCAAATTAGAATTTCTAAAAAACAAATTTGAGGGCGAATTAAATTCAATTAAAGCTGATTATGTCAATATTTTAAATTTTGACGCTGATAATACAGGTAATAATGACTGTACTGATGCGTTAATTAACGCTTTAGCATCAAACCCTAATTGTACTGTTTTCTTTCCTGCCGGTACCTACAAATTTGAGAGTGTAATAAATATTAATGGGACACATGGTATTAAGGGCGTTGGATTTGGTGAAACACACCTCATTTTTAATAACAAATCAGGTGATTGTTTAAAATTTGTGGACTGGAGGTGCTTTGTTGAGGACTTGTCAATTACAGCTAAAACAAGTGGTTACGTTATATGTTTTGAAAACAGTAGTAGTTCATCATATGTAAATAACTGTATAATTGACTGTATTAACGGAATTAAAATATATGGTGTGCTAAATAGGGTTTCTAATTGCGCAATTACTTGCCCTAATGGTATTGGAATTGATACGGGGTCTAACGATAGTTCACAGATAATTACGTATACAACTATTGGAAGCGGATTAGCTGATAAAAGTGATACAGGAACTGGCATCGTAGTAAACGGTGGAAATAGTTCGCTCGCTATATCTTATTGTAATATTTTATTAAAAAACAATGCAATAAATATTAATGCGACTTCTAACATTTTTTCATTAAGAATTATTAACAGTTTTCTTGACAACAGTAATACTTGCGGTATATCTATTAGTGGTAACGCAAAATTATATAGGAGCACAATTAAAGGTAATTGGATAGGTGCATCGCCATTAGGAATTAATAACTATGGAACGGGTGGTGTAGACGGACTTACATTGGAAGACAACGAATTTTTTATATTGACATCATCATGTATTAACCTTGCTAATTCTTCAAATATTATTATCAGAGATAATGTGGTTGCAAATGGTGCTGTATTTGTAAATACACTTTCATCGATGAGTAATATAAAAATAATTAATAATGTTATCGGTGATTACGGTGGCGAAGGTAAAGTTACTAATGGCGTTTCTTTCTATGGTGGCGTTCCTAGTAACGGGTGCTATGTAATTGATAATGATTTCAGAGGGTGTACTAATGCTATTTTCGGAAGTGCGGGTGACACTGTATTTCGTGATAACATAGGATACACCGGTTAAATTTTTAGGGCGAATCAATGTTCGCCCTAAAATTATCTATAATCTATCTCTCTAATTATTTTTTTCAAAATGTCGCTTAGTTCTAGTTGTCTCCTTGTAGAGCCATGCGCATTCACCCAAAGTGAAGCCGCTTTAACAATTCTAACTAATTCTTTAAGCTGTTCTTTTGTTCCAACTATCTTTCCAAAATTGGTTACTATAGACAACTCATGATTCTTATTCATTAAGCTTTTGATGAAACTACATAACTCAATAGATTCCTCAAATGTAATGTCATTCATTAAAATCAAACCTTTTATAATACCGTTACAGTAGGAGGAACAATAAGTATTATAATATATTTTTAATTCCTCTTTAAGTTCTTTCATTAAAATTTCTCTCTTCGTCATTCATTTTCTCCTTTACTTTGTAGCGTTGCGTTGTTTACTTGTTCCTTATGATATAAGTATAGCACCACTTACACCTATTAACAAGCCACGATTTTAACATCTTCACGTTAAATTCTTGATTCTTTTTATCCTCTTACTATTTGCACTCTGTTCGCTTAACATACACTAACTACGGAAAACGTTTTCCGTGCGTGTTTCCTTGCTCTATCGTTTTAGACTTTGGAAAACGTTTTCCATGCGTGTTTCCTTGCTCAACCAGTTCACTGCCAGCTGCTTCATCAGTTGACGGTATATGGGGAAAACTGTAACGGGATTCGGCGTTAAAAGTGTGCTT